GAACTTAATAAGAATGAATTCATAGCGTTCTTTGATAGACAATATGCAACAAGACGAGAATTTCTTAGAAGATTTTCATTAAATGTTGAGATTGAACAGATAGTTGAGATTATATCAGATGAAACTGTCATATATGATGAGAATAATTTCTTTGCATATCCAAATACTCAAAATTTAAAATCCTTATTAAAGGCAGAAAAGGCCAAGGAAATAGTAGATGATTTAAATGAATCGTTTAAATCAGTTTATTATAAATTCGGTTTCAACAATGGTCACGATGCATGGCATTATGTCAAAAAATTATTGATTGATGGCTTCCTGTCATTTGAAATAATATATGATGGCGAAGGTTCTGATGATGCCAAAAGTATAATTGGTTTTAAGGAAATAGATGCAACAACGCTTGAACCTGAAATTCGTGTAGACGAACAGGAACGCGAATATCGTGTATGGATACAGTTTAGAGGTGACGCAAAGAAGGAACGCGTCATGTTAGATGGTAACTTAATATACATATCTTGGGCGAGAGGAAATTTCATATCTAGACTTTCATATGTAGAAAGGTTGGTACGTTCATTCAATATGTTAAGGACTATGGAAAATAGCCGTATTATATGGAACGTTATAAATGCTCAACAGAGGGTACAGATAGAAGTTCCGATTGGAACCCAATCGGAAGCAAAATCTCGCACTAGGTTATCACAATTGAGAGCTATGTATAAGGAAGATGTTACTATAGATGAAAATAGTGCCGAATTATCTTTTAACGGTCAACCAAACTTTTCATTTTTTAAGACATATATAACTCCAACAAAAGGTGGCGAAACTACAAAGATATCTACTATAGAAAATAAAGGTTACGATCTTTCTGATACGAAGTCGTTACAGTATTTCTATAATAGATTCATGCTTGAAACAAAGGTTCCATCTAATAGATTTTCTGGTGGAGCTGAAGGTAAGACTGATTCCGCATGGGGAGCTGGAGGAGAATCTATTTTAAGAGAGGAAATGAGATTTTCATATTTTATAAATCGTATTCGTTCGATATTTCAGGAAATATTGTTGAAACCTACATGGATACAGTTTTGTCTTAAACATCCGAATTTTGTAGGTGACCAAACGCTTAAAGGTTCAATAGGTCTTGAGTTTATAGAGGAAAATTTATTTACAACGGCAAAGAAACGTGAGATTGCTAAGAAAGGAGCCGATACAGTCACCGCTTTGATGGGTGTAAAGGAAGATTATGTAGATGCAACAGGAGCCATCACACCGGTATCATATTTTGATCCTAAATTTTTGGTTGAGAAATATATGGATTTCACAGAGGATGATGTAAAATTGAATGTGAAATATAAGACTGAAAGAAGAAAGGAAATTGCAAGATTACAAGCAGTTGCAAGAAGGTTAGAGGCACAAAATGGTGGTGCCGGTGGAGCAGGTGCAGGTGGTGGAGACTTTGGCGGAGGATCTGACTTTGGCGGAGGATCTGACTTTGGCGGAGGATCTGACTTTGGCGGAGGCGGTCCCGAGAATTTTGGAGGTGAAGAACCACCTCCTGAAACTGAGGAACCACCAACAGAGGAAACTACACCCGAGGAACCGATAGTTTAGGGAAAACATAAAATTTAATCACAGATATATAAATAAAAGAAAACCATATGAAAATAGGAACATATAATATTAAAGATTATTTAGAAAGATTGAATGAAGCAGCTGAGGAAGGTGGTGCCGTAAAGGATCCAACCCAAGGTTTAATCATTCCTCCTGAAAATAAAAAGGCGTATGACTGGTTAAAAGCCGAATATAATAAAGCAAAGGTAGAGGTTAAAATTGAAATGAAAGTTGGCACATCTAAATTTGAACCTGGAATCGCTGTTGAAGGCGCAAAGGACTTTAAACCGGGTATGTTCGGTAATAGTAAAACTCCATCAGCAACCGGTGAAGATGGAGAGAAAAAGGGAGAAGAAAAAGAAAAAACCATCGTTGCAGGAAATCTTAACTCATTCGCTAAGAAGAATAATCCTGATGAAAAAGATAAGGATGAAGACGATAAGGAAGAAGGTGATGAAAAAGATAAGGACGACAAGGAAGATAAAGATGATGTCAAACCTTCCAAGACGGATAAAACTCCTCCATTTAAGAAAGCTGACGACAAACCAGCAGAAAAGAAACCTGTAACAAAGGGACAGATTAAAGTAGACATTAAAAATAAAATAAAATGATAGATAATAGATTACTCGAGAATCATCTTAATGATTTTAGGAATGGTGTAGCAAAAAAATTCTTTGGTAAGGAACCGTTAGAACCAACTAAAAATCCCGAATCTCAAGATGACTCACGAGAACAAATTATAAAAAAATCTCCTTTTTTTGTAATACTTGATACTATTTTGATTATATTTGCCTATCTTATTAGATGCACATTGTTTGGACTCGCTTTGGGTTCGATATTCTCATATTCATGGGGTGTCGTACCTTTATTTGCTGTTGGGTTTCTAACAAATTATACATTTACAGTTATAACAAATTTATTTAAAAAATAATTTATGGAATTTGAGGAAAAAGTTAATACAATTTTGGGTTCCTTGGGGAACCTATTGGTTGTGAAAAACAGAAATTATGGAAATTCGGCGCTAGTCCCATTGAACATATTTTCTAAGATGAATTCCCAAGAAGGAATTATGCAACGTCTCGATGACAAACTCATGCGAGTTAAAAATTCAAAAGAATTAAGAAAAAATGATATCGCAGATCTTATGGGATATCTAACATTACTCTCCGTCCAGCAAGAATGGTTGGATTTTACAGATCTTATAGATTAATTTATGTTTAAAAAAGAAAAAGTGATACGGAATATTTCAGAATATTCCGATCTTAATGTCATGTCTTCATTGACAAAGAAATCTGCAGGTTTAACGGTTCAATTTATACCAACAGATGAGGACGGTTGGTATATTGATGTTATAAAATATAGGACAAAAACCGGCGTTATAGTATCAATATCTACAATTTTAGATAAAGATATGTCAACATGGGAAAACATTTATCTAAAAGATGAATTCATTAAAACTTTATAAAAAAAACTTCATATAAAATTAAATAAAATAAAAAAGATGAAAAAAGAAACACCAGCTCCAAAAGATGTAGTAGTTGTAGAACCCGTTGTTGAAAATACAACCGTTGAAAATATTGTTGCCGATACGCCTCCAGAGGTAGAAACAGCTGCATATGTTCCTCAGTATAAAATTTTGCCTACGTTTAAATCGGCCGTTTTGTTAGCCCTTAAGGATCGTCCTTACAATGAAGTCGCTAACCTATTTGCAGCAATCAATGTTCCAACTATGGATCATAACACTCTTCAGCAGGTAATCAACTATATCGGTAATTTTCCGTTTGAAAAAGTTGAAAAATTACTAGCAAGTGTCGGTCAATATGTTGAGCAGATAGTAGAATAAGAATCTTCTCGTTTTTAAATGTATTTGGATAGGAAATGAATTCCTATCCAATTTTTATGTTTCACAAATTAACTTTAAATTAAAAATTTTTTTATGTACAAAAAAGGCAAATCAATACAGTCTCTTGCATTAGACTATATTGAGAACAAAAATAATATCACGTTCTCAGCATTAATCAAGAGACTTACACCAGGATTACGAACCTTCACATATAAATTTATCCAAGATAATGATCTAATCAAGGAAGTTTTAGAACAAACATTCATTGCATTATGGGAAAAGATAGATCAATACAATAACGATTTTAATTTTTCAACTTGGACTTATGCAATCGCAAGAAATGAAGCATTGGCTTTATTAAGACACAAAAAGAAAAACGTATCACACGATAAATTAACCGAGGAAAGATCGATGGTACTTGCTAATTGTTCACCGATATTCAATATGGACATTGAATTTGTCGGACCATCAGGAGATAACCTGGTACAAACATTATATGATGTATCTCTAAAGGCGATAGAAAAGATGGATGAACCATATAGAACAGTCTTGTATGAAAGGGAGGTTAACCAAAAACAACTCCACATCATCGCAGAAGAATTGGATTGGAATCTAAATACTGTCAAGACTCGTTTAACAAAGGCAAGAAAATATGTGGCCGATGTTATTAAAAAAGAACACCCCGAACTTGTAGACGCATACATAGAGTTAGCATTATGAATCTAAACTTTAAAAAAAGTAATCTATATCTCGCATATGTAGATGCTGTTAATTATTTCGACTGGAAAAGAACGATAAAAAAGGAAGAGAAAAATCCTGATTCAAAGTATAATACATTTGGGTTTAAAAGGAATTTTTTCTATGATGTTTTCGTTGTAATTTCTTTAGATGAAATGGATAAAGCATTACCCATAGAAGGTCAACGATACAATGTAATCGAAAAATTGGTGCCGGTAAATAAATATATAGATGAAGAATTGGGATTTGCAGAGTGTATAGTTCCTGAATTTAACCAATTTTTTGATGCTGAAAATACACCAACGCTTTCATTCTTGATAGGATATAGGTTTACTCCAGAAGTTTTAACCCTAGGATGGGTATTAAAATGGATATTTTATTTTGGTATTGCTAGTCTTGCATTTTACTTATTCACATATTTTAACATAAACATTAATTTAAAATGACAAATGAAAATATAATTGTATTGCCTAATGGCGATATAGATGCAACCAATATTATTTGGAACCCATCATTTCCTATAGAATTATGTGGAAAACTCAATGAAGATGGAAAACTTATGGTAAAGGATTGTGTCGCTTTTGCAAGAGTTGATGTACCATGTATAGATGATCGTGGAATTTTACTTGCTCCTAGAGAATTGGTAATACCGAAACTTTAAAAACATGAAAAATTTCGATCCAACAAGAATAAAGTGGGTTAAATCGGATCGAGGTCTTGCAGATGCCTACTATAAATTAGTTGTACCATCTATAACAGGGATAGTATCTACCATCCCTGATCCCGATTTAGATACATTTATTAAAAATGTCGGGTCTGAAGCGGCAGAACGTATAATGACTAACTCGGCTAATAGAGGTACATCAATGCACCTATTTATTGAAAATTTTCTTAGGATTCTATCATCTAAAAAAGATGTATCAGTTGCGTTAAAACATACCCAAACACAAACTCCAATACAACTGTCAGAAGAAGGAATTCCTCAAGATAAAATAGATGAAGGACGCGATCTTTTTTATAAATTTTACTATTCACAATTTCCATTACAGTATCATACAATCTTAGGACTTGAGTATCCAATCTATTCTCCATCATATTTTTTCAGAGGAAAGATAGATGTTCTTTTTAAAGATAATGTATACGGCCCTAGTGTAACCGATTTTAAAACCTGTTCCGAGGTTGCTAAGAAAGGAAGTGTAAAGGAATACAAATATAAGATTCAGATTGGCGGTTATTCTGTTGCAATAGACGAGATGTTGAAATCAAAGAACATAACCGTTAAAAAAAGTTCCTTACTCTTTGTGAATACCCAAAATGAAATATTGAACGAACTTATATGTGTTGGTGATGAACTTGAAACATATAAGTCCGAATTTAAAAAACTTGTATTGGATTGGCATGTAAAGAATGGTCAAGAATTTCTTATCAAAACTTTATTATAAATAATACATATAAAAATAAAATTACTTATGGAACACAAAATTGAAGAAGCTATCGTAGATCTTGCTAAAACCAATCTTATTGATGCAAAGAAAGATGAAGAAAATGCACAGGCACTCATAGATGATAAAATTGCAGATGAATTAGCTGAAAGTAGGAATGAACTTGCCGAAATCGCTAATAAACCAACAGATGCAGAAATCGCCATTGCCAAACAAAATTTTGATGAGGCAGTTACAGAATTTAACAACAAAACCTGGGAACTTGGCACAGCAGAGGAAGCTCCAAAACTTGCTACATTTCTTCTTAAATTTATATCTGAAGATTTGGTATGGATAAAAAATGGTTTTCTTGGTATTGTAAAACTAGACGAGGAACTCAGAAATACAATCAAACATCGTAAGGAGGATGAAGCTATTAGTTTAGGATATCATGCTTTGGTATTTCTTGCATATTCAATCAACAATTTTTCGGGTGTTGGACTTAAACAAGCAAAGAAACTAGCTAAATTTGAGAAGGAATACAATATGGTATTTACAACAATCTTGGAAAAACAACAGGAATCACAAGATATGATAAAGGAAGTTCAATTTAAACAGGATGTGTGGGCAGCTGCCTTACAAGGATTTAAATTGGAACGTGAACCTGCACCAACAGATGAATTTGAATCACCGGTGACAGAATAAAAAAATTAAGATAAATAAACTAAAGACTGGCAAATTCAACTTTACCAGTCTTTATAATTTAAAACAACATTATGAAAGAATTTTACAATAAATGGCACAAAATCATACTTCTTTGTGTTGCGTTTTTCTTCCTATACAATTTTATACAATCTTGTAATAGAGGTTTGGTTATAGCCAAACAGGATAAAAACATCGTAATTTTAAATCAAAAAATTTTAGTTTTACGGGATAGTGTGAGACAGGGTTTAAACGATATTAAATTTGAACAGGAACGTGTGAGAGGTTCCGAGTTGAGAGCAACAAAAATAGAAGAAATATCTAAAAGAGCTATCAATACAACAATAAAATTGGAAAAATAAATCTTTATATGCATAAAAGTAAAATACTTTATTGGTCTTTGATAGTTACATTTGCTATTTTATATGCTTGTACTGGTTTTGTAAGTTTTTATCATAGTATAAGTTTTTTTAGTTTAGCAAATCCTGGGTGGCTTGCAATCATCCTTTCGTTGGTATTTGAGATAGGACAAGCATCTGTTTTGTTTTCTATAATGCTGACGAAAAATAAGAATAACTTTCTTGCGTGGGCGGTGATGATAATACTTACAAGCTTACAGGTTATTGGTAATATTTTTAGTTCATTTAAATTCATATCTGAATCGTCAAATGTAGATTATCAATATTTTCAAAAATCAATACTATTCTGGGTTGATGCGGATCCTGAAATGTTTAAAGTTATAATTGCAGCAATAGTTGGCGGTATATTACCTTTGATAGCTTTATCAATGACGGCGCTGGTTGCAGAGAACATAAAGATGAAGGATGAGGAAGATAGGATAGTTCCAGATATTGTTCAACCTGTTAAAAATATTGAGGAAAAAGAATCACCAGCAGTTAATAATCCAGAAAAACCGGTGGAGGATATTATTGCAGCAAACGAGGAAATTGTAGACGATTT